CGTTCTTTGCCTCTGTTTATCCTACTATTACTTCTGGTAAATCAACGAAAGTCATAATGGTTTCTACCCCTCACGGGATGAACCATTTCTATAGGTATTGGCATGATTCAGAAAGAGGAAGGAATGAATATATTCCTACAGATGTTCATTGGTCTGAAGTACCAGGGAGAGATGCTGTATGGAAAGCGCAAACTATTGCCAACACTTCTGAACAGCAGTTTAAAGTTGAGTTTGAATGTGAGTTCTTAGGATCTGTTGATACTCTTATTGCTCCTAGTAAATTAAGAACATTAGTATATGATGCTCCTATTCAACAAAATGCAGGATTGGATGTGTATAAAGAAGTTGAAAAGGATCATGATTATATAATTACAGTCGATGTTGCTAGAGGTGTTAGTGAAGATTATTCCGCATTTATTGTTTTTGATATAACAGAATTTCCTCATAAAGTTGTAGCGAAGTATCGAAATAATGAAATAAAACCTATGCTATTTCCTAATGTCATCTATGATGTAGCGAAGGGTTATAATAGTGCATATATTCTTTGTGAGGTCAATGATATTGGGGATCAGGTGGCATCTTTGCTTCATTATGACTTGGAGTATCAAAATGTTCTTATGTCATCTATGAGAGGTAGAGCAGGTCAAGTTGTTGGTCAAGGATTTTCTGGTAAAAAGACTCAATTGGGAGTTAAGATGTCCAAAACTGTTAAAAAAGTTGGGGCATTAAATCTCAAGACAATAATCGAATCGGACAAATTAATATTCAGTGATTATGAGATTATTAGTGAACTTACCACGTTTATTGAAAAGAGTAATTCATTCCAAGCAGAAGAAGGGTGTAATGATGACCTTGCAATGTGTTTGGTCATTTATGCTTGGTTAGTACAACAAGATTATTTTAAAGAACTTACCGATCAAGATGTAAGGAAAAGATTATATGAAGAGCAAAAAAATCAAATAGAACAAGATATGGCTCCGTTTGGTTTTATTGAAACGGGATTAGAAACAGAAAGTTTTGTTGATGCTGATGGGGATCGTTGGCATGTTGATGAATATGGGGATAAAGGTGGTGGTATGAATTATATGTGGGACTATTTGTAAACATGCATTTTAATAAATAATTTTTAGATAACTGAGAATTACGGGGAAAAACATGGCGACTCCACAATTATCTCCTGGTGTACTGGTAAGGGAGGTTGACTTAACTGTAGGGAGAGCTGATAATGTACTTGATAATATTGGAGGTATTGCGGGTCCTTTTCCGATTGGACCTGTAAACGATCCAATTGACATCACAACTGAACAAGAATTAATTACCACTTTTGGTAAACCTCTTTCAACAGACTCACAATACGAGTATTGGATGACTGCTTCATCCTATCTTTCTTATGGTGGAGTCCTGAAAGTTGTTAGGACCAGCGCAGATGACCTGAATAATGCAAATGCTGGCGTTGGTAGTGTATATACTACTCTTAAGATTGAGAATTATGATGATTATCTAGAGAATCATAGCGATTTAAAGGATAATAATTATACGTGGGCAGCTAAAAACCCCGGATCTTGGGGTAATGGAATGAAGGTTTGCTTCATTGACGACTTGGCGGACCAAACACTTGGTATTACCACTGATAATATTCATGGTCTGGGAGCATATGTTGGATATGGTGTTACGGCAGATATTAGCGGCGTAACGATTCCTGGTGAGGGCACAACTTCCACGTTTACTGGATATTTAAAAGGAATTGTTACTGGTCTTACAACTGCAGTAGGTGCTGGCCAGACAAATAATACGATTGATGTTAAGATTGTTTCTCGTGTAGATACATCTACTAGTGGTGTTACAACAGAAACGAAGATTGATTATGCAGAAGGTACAGAATTTTCATCCTTTATTAGTGGAAAGGAGCTTACATTTGTAGATAATGCTGGTATCAATACTGGTGGCTCTGCATTAAATAAATATGCGTTGACAGCACCTGATGTTAAAGACTGGTACGATGAACAAAAACTTGGGTTAACTAATTCAATAATTTACTGGAAGTCAATCGCACCCAAACCTACATCTAACAAGTATGTTCTTGATAGGGAAGGAAAGAATGATGCTCTTCACGTATGTATTGTTGATGACCTAGGAACTATTACCGGCAATCAAGGAACTATTCTTGAGAAGCACGTAAGTCTTTCTAAAGCAAAAGATGCTATTTCTGCAGTAAATTCTCCACAGAAGATTTGGTACGAACAGTACATTGCAGATTTCTCAGAAGAAGTTTATGCAGGAAGTAATCCTGGCCAGGCGCAAGATGCTTATTGGTCTACAACTCCTAGAGCAACTGGATTTACTACTGCTTTAGGTACTGCTGAGTCATATGTTGGAGTTAGTACTGCAGATGGTCTCTGGGGTCTTGATGCACAAGGCATAACATATAGTTCAATTGGCAACAAAACTTATAGTCTTAGTGGTGGAGAAGATTACACTACTGGCACTAATGGTATGAGTGCCACACTAGGTGCTCTACAAACTTCTTATGATAAGTTGAGCAACAAAGATGAAGTTGCAATGGATTACCTTATTATGGGCCCAGGTTTGAGTAATGAAACTGAATCTCAAGCAAAGGCACAACATCTCCTCTCTATTGCAAATAGCAGAAAAGATTGTGTTGCAACTGTTGGAGCACACAGAGCAAACCTTGTTGGAGTAACTAACACTACTACTCAGACAGATAATTTGATTAAATACTTTAGTTCACTATCATCCACATCTTATGGAATCTTTGATAGTGGTTATAAGTATACATATGATCGCTTTAATAACAAGTTCCGCTACATCCCATGTAATGGAGACATTGCTGGTCTAATGTGTCGTACAAATATTATTGCTTATCCTTGGTTCTCACCTGCAGGTCAACAGCGTGGTATTATTAACAACGCCGTTAAACTTGCATATAACCCAAACAAGGCACAAAGAGATCAACTTTATCCTTTGAGGATCAACTCAGTTGTTACTCAACCAGGAATTGGAACACTTCTCTTTGGTGACAAAACTGCCCTTGGATATGCATCTGCATTTGATAGAATTAACGTTCGTCGCTTGTTCCTCACTGTAGAGCAAGCATTGCAGAAAGCAGCAGAAGCTCAACTCTTTGAATTGAATGATGAGTTAACAAGAGCAAACTTTAAGAACATTGTTGAACCTTATCTTCGGGATGTCCAAGCAAAGAGAGGTCTTTACGGATTCCTCGTTGTTTGTGATAGTACGAACAATACTCCTGATATTATTGATAACAATGAATTTAGAGCCGATATCTACCTCAAGCCTGCCAAGTCTATCAACTATGTCACACTGACATTTGTTGCTACACGGACTGGAGTAAGCTTTGAAGAAGTAGCCGGCAGAGTTTAACATTATTATCTAAATAACAACAGGAGGATTTTAAGAAATGCCACACTCAATTCAGGATTTTAAATCAACGCTGGTGGGCGGCGGCGCACGCCCCAATTTATTCCAAGTAGATTTGACCGATGTACCTGGTACTGATATTGACGCTGAGAAGATGTCAATATTGTGCAAAGCAGCCGCTTTGCCTGCATCGAATATTGCACCTATCGAAGTTCCTTTTAGAGGAAGGATCTTTAAGGTTGCTGGAGATCGAACTTTTGATACTTGGACTGTTACCATTATTAATGATACCGACTTTAGTTTACGTAACTCATTTGAGACTTGGATGCAAGTCATTGGTCAAATGGCTGATGGCAGTGGTGAAACTAACCCAGAATCATATCAAAGGTCAGCAGTTGTTAAACAGTTTACAAGACAAGCATCTGCCCTTGGGGATGTTACTGGAAATGGTTTAGATGTTGCTAAACAGTATAGATTCCACGGTATTTTCCCAACGAATATTTCACAAATTGATCTTTCATATGATACGGGTGATACAATCGAAGAGTTTACTGTAGAGTTCCAGGTCCAGTATTGGCAACCATTTACAGGTGAGAATTGATCGCATAAATAGATTAGTGATCAAGATATAGAAAAATAAATCATGCCTAAGTTATTTGGATTCGAGATCGTAGATAGCGAATCACAATCTCCCACTACTCTGTCACCTGTTCCTCCTAATAAAGAGGATCAGAGTGATCATTATTTGAGTAGTGGGTTTTTTGGTTCCTACGTTGATATTGAAGGTGTTTATAGAACTGAATTTGATCTAATTAAAAGATATCGTGAGATGGCTCTTCACCCAGAATGTGATAGTGCTATTGAGGATATTGTTAATGAAGCAATTGTATCTGATACGAATGATAGTCCTGTAGAAATTGAGTTATCTAATCTTAATGCTAGTGATGGTATTAAGAAAAAGATTAGAGATGAGTTTAAATATATTAAAGAATTGCTTGATTTTGATAAAAAATCGCATGAAATCTATAGAAATTGGTATATTGACGGTAGATTGTATTACCATAAGGTAATTGATTTAAAAGCTCCTCACGAAGGAATTCAAGATTTGCGTTATATTGATGCATTAAAAATGCGTTATATACGTAGACATAAGAAGCAAGATAATAATAAAGGCAATTATAGTAGAGGAAATACTATAATTCAAGATAATCCTTTGGGTTATGAGTTTCCAGAAATAGAGGAATATTTCCTTTATAATCCAAAGATGCAATATCCGATTGGAAATCCTACAACTACTCATTCGGCTACTGCTGGCGCTAATGCCGGTATTAAGTTTACAAAGGATTCTATTACATATTGTACTTCTGGATTAGTAGATAGGAATAAAGGATCAACACTTTCATATCTTCATAAAGCAATTAAAGCACTCAATCAACTTAGAATGATTGAGGATAGTCTTGTTATTTACAGACTATCAAGAGCACCAGAAAGAAGGATTTTCTATATTGATGTAGGTAATCTACCAAAAGTCAAGGCAGAACAATACCTTCGTGATACGATGATGCGTTATCGCAACAAATTGGTATATGATGCATCTACTGGTGAAATTCGTGATGATAAGAAGTTTATGAGTATGATGGAAGATTTCTGGTTACCACGTAGAGAAGGTGGTAGAGGTACGGAAATTACCACTCTTCCAGGCGGTCAAAACCTTGGAGAGATTACTGATATTAAGTATTTCCAAGATAAACTATACAGAGCACTTAATGTTCCTGTATCTAGAATTGGTGGAGATGGTGGATTTAACCTTGGA